GTTACTCATAGATCTTGCTAGAGCTTTTGTGTATCTAGAAGAAATTCTATCGTAAAGATTGTCTTCGATAGCTTCTTCAGTGATAGCAAATGCTAAAGCAACTGTTTCATGAGTGTATCTAGCAGAGTAAGATTCTTGTGCATTATCAAATGCTACTCCAGAACCTTCACTCTTTACACTTGCGTTTCCGAAACCAGATAACATAACTTCTTCTTCAAAAGCTCTGTCAGATGTTTCGTTAGTATAAATCTCAGCGTGCTGATTATCATACCTTTTGTACTCCAGGCCGAATAGTGCATTCAATCCTGGCTCTAACTCTTTTACGAGTTGGTGTCGTGATATTGCCATAATTTATTCTCCTATTCCTATGACCCAGAACTATCAATGTATTGGTTCAAGTTTTGAACAACTTCAACATTACAGAATGCTGCCGTTAAGTCCCCATTTTCAGGGTCTTCAACACCTCTTAATAGTCTCCAAGTGTTATTTGTTGCGTGTGAGTCGCCGATATCTAACGTGTTAGATGACATACCTGTAGTAGTGCTACCTGCTGCTGAATTTACGTCGAACGTGTCTAAGTATTTAGCATGAGCCGCAGGAATGTTTGCAGCTACTGCTGCATCTGCTGCTACGTGGTAAACCTGCCAAGGATAGTCATTAACAAAAGCTACGATATCACCGCCGTCTTTCGCTGTTGCTGGTGTAATAGCACCATTATAATGATTGTTGAACGTTGGTTTCAACGTCGACGCATCCTCATAAAAGATACCATATAAGACACCAATTGATTCAGCCGTAGCTGCATCTTCAGCTGTTACAACATAACCTGCTGTAACTTGTACTGCGCTGCCGTAAAACAAATCAATGTCTACAGCGGCATCGATAAAGTATTTAGATAAACCTTGTACCGCAGGTGTATTACCTAAAGTACCAGCCGATCTAAAACCATATCCTGCTGTTTGTCTATTAGCCATAGTCTTATCTCCTTATGAACCTGCCCCTAAGGGCCTCCAGTTCGGTTAATTTAATTCGTTGGTTTAAGTAAAATTACTTTTTGCCACCGAAGGTTGTGCGAGACTGCCTATCAACATTGATGGGCATACTCTTATGCTCTTCCCTCATTAAATCGTTTTCTACAGCTTCGTCTTGACCTTGAGCTTGACGCTTAAAGTATTCAGTTCTTGCCTTCGCGATTTCTTCGGGCACCCTTGCGAGTACAAGGCCACCTACTCCAATCACGCCTGCGTATTTACCATCAGTGATTACAGGATAATCAGAATCTTTGTATTCATCAGCTCTCACTAATTCATATCCAGATCTTAATCTTCCAGAGATATTTTTAGAATCTTGAAATCCTAAACTCTCTGCCCGTATCCATCTGTGTCGGAATCCATCCGGCGCAGTCGGTGCATCTAGAGAAGATGGAGGAGCCCACTCTTTTGGTCTTTCAGTTTTTGACCGAGTTTGGCTCGCACGAGAAGTTACTTTTTGTGTTTCGTCTTTTTTCATATGCTTATGCTCCTTCCGTGAGTTTTATTTGTTTTGCATACTCTTCTAGTGGCACACCTAATTTTTTAGCTATTGCTACCTGTGAAGATGTGAGTCTCACAGTTTTGCGACCAGATTTTACGCTTCTATTAGCTGAAGCGACCGACTGAACGGGCTTGGCCGTTTGCTTAGTATCAGTATTACCAAATTTGTGCGGAAAGTCAACTTTAATTCTTCTGTCAACTTCTGCATAATAATCGTTAGATTGAGGATCAAACCCTTCATTTACAAGATCTTTATGGATCTCAAATGCAGTGTAAGTCATCGCTCTGTCCTGTCCAAACCAAGTATTTCTAGCTGCCCATGCCTCTGCTTGAGGATCTGGTGCTGGTAAATCTTGTGTTGTGGGTTGAGGAGGTAATCTACCACCGTCTGATAATTGTACAGGTTCTTGTACAATTTGTTCTTGTTTTCTTTGCTCTAACTTAGCATTTTCAAATGCAAGTGCAGCAATTCTTTTGTTAGCTTCAACTTGAGCAGTTGCATCACCAGCTTCAATAGCCATTGCAAGTTCTTTTTGCGCTGACTCCATTCCTAGTTTTACATTGTCTTCAAATTTTTTTGTATAATCAGAATCAACTTTATTGAATCTTTCTTGATCCATTTGTCTTTTCTTTTCTACCGCTTGTGCATATTCTACAGCAGCTTGTTCTCTACGTTCTGCTTCTCTCATCTTACGAGTAAGTTTTGCAATACGTGATTGAACTCCTTTACTATAGTCCTCTAATTCTTCGTCCTGTTTTACTGTTTCTACTTTTTCTGGTTCTGCTGTTTCTTCTTTTACTGTTTCTTGTTCCGTGTTTTCTGCAACTTGTTTTACTTCTTCTTCTGGTAAATTAACTTCGGTATCTGGACCTGAAGTATCTAAATCTACCATCACTTCGTCTTGTTTTATTTTATTTGCTTCTGGCATAGTTTCCTTCCTATGTTAATATTTGTGGAGGATATCTGTTGGATCCTCAACTGTTGCTAACACTTCGTCTTCATTTAAAAGACGTACTTCTCCACCGTCAATTTCTATTCGTGATCCTGCATAACGAGCAAAGACCACCCAATCACCAACCTTGCACCATGGACCATTTGGATATCTCTCTTTATCAACATAACAAGCATCTCCCATTGCAAGTACGTTTCCGCATTGTGATGCTACTTGTTGTCGGTCTATAGTTTCACCACCAAGTAAGATTCCGCCTTTTGTTTTTTCATCCATTCTAAATGGCAAAACAAGCATTCTCCAACCTGTTGGTTTTGGTAATTTTGTTTTTTCTTTTGTAACTTCTTTTTTAGGTTCTGATTTTTTTACACCTACTAAATCTTTATTCGGTAATACTATCTTTGGATTTGTGTTCTCCAATGTCGATGACTGTTCCTTCATTTTTCTCCTTTGAGTTAAGCAGGCTAGAAAGTTCCTGACGCACTGATTCCAGTGCATTGATTTGACCTAGTATATATCTATATTTTTCCATATTGTCAACACCGGTGGTTATGACGTTGGTTAGGTTTTCTAATTGTAGTTCTAATGCTCTTTGTAATTTATATATTACTGTTTCGGGACTCATTTAACATTTCCATCTTCTCCGTGCCTGTCTTATTCGTGAGTTAGGATCATTACGAGTTTTTGCTGACGAGTTTCTTAATTGCCCTGCACTACGTGCGCAATACGACTTACGTCGATTTGCAGCTTTTGATCCTGGCTTCACTTTTCCAGTTACGGCTGTTTTTAATTTACTTCCAGGGTTTGCTCTTCTGTAAGCAGCGACACCCTTCTTAGTCATACCTGCTCCAGATTTTGTTGGTCTGTAATTACCACCTTTAGTAGTGGTTTTTCTTATAGGGTTTTCCCTACTTCTCATTACGCTTTTTTAGTTGGTTTCTTAGCTGTCTTAGCTGATCTAGCTAAAGCTTTGTCAGTTACAGAACCTTTACCTGGCTTACTAGTGCCTCTTTTTTTGGCTCTGTTCATGTAATAATACAAACCTTTTTTAACCGTACGTCCATCTTTAGTAACATGTGTATCTGCTCCACCACCTTTACCAAATTGTTTTCTCATCATTCCACCACCCATTGCTTTTTTTCTGTTACTCATTTTTGCACCAGCAATTCTATCTGCTTGTGTTGGGTTAGGATTTTTGTCTATGCCAGCTTTTACACTTAACATTCCAAAGTTACTTTTCTTTTTAACGTCTTTACCTTTTTTATAACTCATTCTCATGTTATTTTTTCTCCAGTGCTTTTTTAAACATTCTACCTATTACTTTATTGTTGTCCTTCATAATTTTCTTTTTTTTCTCAGATTCTTTCATAGTTTTTTTGTTAGTTTTTTTAAAAGTTAATGGCATTTTGTTTTTTAATTCAAATATTGTTTGACTTAATTTTGCCTTAGAACCTTTTGTTTTCTGTATAGCTTTTTTTAAGTCACCCATTTTTTGTTGTATTTTTGTTTTAGGTACACTTGGCTTAACAGCACTGATAACTTTATTTGTAAAATATTTTCTCATTATTTTTTACCCCCTTTAAAAATTTGTGTTCCCTTTATACCATAAATTGACGCTACGACAAGGATCCAAAGGTTTGTAAACCATGACGGGAGCTGCTGGAATTGATCAAAGAACTCTTTTATCTTGGCAGAAGCACCCGGATCATCCGAGAAGACCCCGTACGCGATCACTAAAATTGGCAGCGTTAGCACGACCAAAACAAACTCGTCTTTCCAGTCCGATTGACGCGCTTCTAATAACTTGCCGGAGTATTCTAATTCCCCGTTCGCCATTTTTTCTGCATGTTTGGCTTGTGCGTTAGCCATCATCATTTGAGTTTCTTTTTTCTTTTTATAAATGTGCGAACCAGCGTTCATCGCTAGTTTTAATGCACCTAAAATTGGAAACGCCATGGACTAATACCAGGTTACGTCTTTTTGTTTTCTTGCAGCACCAGTTCCTTTAACTGGATTGCTATCACCTTTAGCAATATAGCTTTTTCCTCTAAAACTTTTTTCAGATCTAGGGTCAACTACCTTTTCTTGCTCTGGCATTGCAACTTTTTTACCGCCTGTTTTGTAATTCATCATAATAACTCCTTTTACTTGTTTGGTTTCATGTTTTCAAGTGCAAATCTAGCATCATTTGCCATTTCTTGCTTCTCGATAGATGTGTCAGCTCTTAATTCTGCTAATTCTTCGTTCTGTTCCATCTTTTGTTGGTTTAATTGTTGTGCTTGAAGTAATTTTGCTCTTTCAAGTTGTTGATTTGCAGTTGTTTCTTCCTGTTTACGTTGATTCTCCATTGCTTTTAAGTCAACTTCACGTGATTTTAGTTTTAATAACGGATCAGAGTCAAATTGTGATGTAATTTCTTTTTCTTCCTTCATAAAATCACCTGTCATCTCTGCAATCAACACTGCTTTTCTTGCTTCTATAGCTTGTGACATTTGTTGTATTTGTTCTTGAGCTTGTGGATCAGTTGCTGCTTGTTGTGAAAGTTGCTGTAACTGCACCATTTGTTCTCTAAACTCTAATTGTACCTGTTCTGTAGCCATTAAACTAATATGTTCTAAAATATTTTTTTGCATTGCAGCCATAACAGGAGGATTATTTCTAACTAAGTTAGTTGACATAAAATTTAAGTGCGCTGTAACGTGTGCTCTATGGTCTTGACCTGGAAATGCTTGAAAAGGTTTTCCACCTAATGCATCTATGTGTTCAAGACTTGGATCTTTAGGTGCAGTTGGTGCAGGTGGTGGTAAAATTCTATCGATATCTTTTATACCAAGTGCTTCGTACATTTTTCTGTATGCATTATACAAATTATGTATTTGTGGACTTGACATTGCCATTTGTAAACCAGTTTGAGCAAGTGATATTCTTTGAGACATAGAAAATATATTAGGGTCTGCAACTGGCAGTACATCTATTCTGTCATCAAAATCTGCAACCTTAATATTTTTTTGTCCACCTACAACATCGTAAGGATATTCTGGCGGAAGGTATGTAGCAAATACTTTTGACAGTAATTTAAATTCTGATTTTAATCCAACATACAATCTCTTATGGATAGCTGACATGACTCTTGAACCACGTTCTAATAGAGCTACAGTCGTACCAACAGCAGCCTGTTGGTTCCCGTCACCGACTTGCATGTCAGCAATTGACGCGAATCTTTGTCCTGCTTGAACAACTATTCCCATCAACTGTAATAAAGTTGCTGATGGTTCTTTGTATGGAAGGAATACGAAGGCATCTTTTAGATTGCCACCCGGAGTATCTACATCTTTAAATTCTCCTGGTTGGATTGGTGTTGCATCGTCTTTTACTCTAACACCTCTTTGTTTAAAACCTGCTGGTAAATTTGATAAAGTTCCTGCATCTAATAATTGACGGAGAGCCGCCGTTGCCGTACGACTCAATCCGCCAATCATATGTATCAATCCGAATCCATAAAATCCTAGTCCTGGCAGAAATTTAAAGTGGACAAAATATTGGATTTTATTTTTAAGCGGATCATTGGGCGCAAAGTTTCGTCTAACTGACAAAACTTTTTGACTACCTTCCTCGATTGTAACGACGTAAGGTAATTTTATTCCTGTTGGTTCACCATCTTCACCAACATCTTCAAAACCTTCTAAATCTAAATTAACGTGACATTCTAATAACGTAAAAAGTTTTTCTCCTCTAGCCGTTTTAGACATTCCTTCCAATTCACGTTCTTTATCTGTTACTTTGTCTGCATCTGTAACATCAGACGGTTTTGATAATTCTATATCTGAATAAAAACCATTTACTTGTTGTTTACGTAAATCATTTTCGGAAACTTTTATAATATGGATGACTGAGTCCGCATCGTCTAATGAGGTAGCCGTATACGGAACAACAAGGTCATCTGCAGGGATAAACTTAGAAACAGCTCTCCCTAATAAATCATCATAATAAACTTTTTTAAAAGTTGAACCTGCTAGAGGTAGATGAAATAACATTTGATCAAATTCTGGTTCATATTCTTTCATTTGATCTAGAATTTGATAATTCATAAAATCTTTTACTCTTTGTGCTTGCTGTTCTTTTGCAGGGTTAGATATACCTAGAATTTGTGTTCTAACTGGACCATCTGATGGCAATAATTCTTTGTAAGCTAACGCTTGAAACTGTGTAACAGCTTCAGCTAGCACAGGGTGTGTTGCACCACTTGCTCCTTGAAAAGGTTCGTTACGATTATTGTATTTAAATCCTAAAAGATCTAAACCATTTATGTAAGCTTGTTCCCAATCTTTTCTTGATGCTTTGTAGTCTTGGTAATCTGATCTAAGTGATGATCCAATTGGATCTAAAGTTTCTTCTGGTAGAATATCTGCAAGGTTATCAAAATGTGATTCAGTGCTTGGTTGATTTACAGCACTTGGATCAAAATCAATAGTTGCACCACCATCTTCATCAGGTGTTATTTCTACTGGTCCTTTTTCGGGTTGTTGCTCTTGAATCTCGACGTCTTGTTCCGGCCCAGGAACTTTTAATTCAGTACGAGTGTTCGGGAGCGCTTTATCTATATCTGCCATTTATTCTCCGTTATAGTTTTCTACCATTTTTATATAATGAACGCAACCCTTGTGACATGGGTCCCGATTCTGGTGGTCTGCCTGATGTATCACCTCCTGATAAACCACCTCTTGCAAATCCATAAGTTATTGGACGATCTCCCATATAAGACCTTACATTCGGATCTTGTAATTTTAATTGTCTAATTTTTTCTTGATCTTCCAAAGCTCTGTTTCTTCCTATTGCATATTGATTTATATTAGACAGTCTATCAATTTCAGATAATCTATCTGCTTCAGATATTTCTTGTGCACCTTTAATAAAATCATTTTCTATAAATTTTTCTAATCTTGGTATTTCACCTGTTCTATATAAGTCTTGTGAAAATGCAGGTAATTCTGATTTTGCTTTATCAGATATTATCTGTTGTTTTTGTTTTATAGCATCAGATATTCTAGGTCCACCAATATTAACTGCATCAATTTTACGATAAAGATCATCATATTGAGAACCTATTTCATTTATTCTATCTACTGTTTTTTCGTAGTTTCTTATCTTATCAACATCAAAACCTTGTTTATCATATCTTTTGTATCTTTCTTCAGCAGGATCTATTTTAGTTTTATCTCCTAGTGCATAATTAAATAAACTATCTCCTACTGCTTCTCTAAATGATTTGCCTTGCGATAACATATCATAACCAACTAATCCTGCTTCTGCAGCTACAGTAAAACCAACCGCTGCTGGACCTAATATATTTCTTAATGCAAACATACTACCCATTCCTCTACCTGCTTGTAATATTCTTTTTGCTAACTCTCCTTCAGTTTTATTACTAAAACCATTTGTTAAACCTAAGTTTAATTTTTGTTGTCCTTTTTTTGCACACTTAGTTAGTGTTGCACCACCATTGCTCATTAAAATTCTACCACCTGCTGCTTGACCACAACCTAATCTTTCTAAATAACTAGCAACTGTTTTAATATTAAACTTATCACCTTTAGCATATTTTAATGCGTCTTTTTCAATTGCAGCATATTGTTTTTCAGCAACTAAAGAACCACCACCAACGACCTTACCATCTAAATCTGTAATCTTAGCTCCTATATTTTTTAATTCTAAAATTTCCTTAGCATTTAATTTTCTTGCTGGATTTTTCTTTGTGCCTCTTACAATTTGTTCAAGAGCATTAGCTCTTGAGTTATTTGCTGCAGTTAGTAACTGTATATCTTTTGTGGCTGCTGCTCTTGCTACATCGTCTCCTGCCCCTACTCCTTTTGTGTGATGCAAAACAATTTGTCTTTTAAGTAGTTCTTGAGGAGCTGTTTCACTAAGTTTACTGTAGTATCTTTGATGACTTAAAACATCATTTAAAGTTAAACCTTTAATGTTATTAAGTCCTTTGTCGTTTAATATTTTTTGAAGTACTTTATTTGGATTTTCTTTAACACCATTTGCTATGTCTATAAATTTATCAACTTTTCCAAAATCTCCGTGAGCTCTCCACTCTGTACCATCCTCACGCATGTTCTTTTTTAAACCATAAAAAGTTCTACCTTGTCCTGTTGCAGTGTTATCGGTAAAACCTACTATTATACCTCTGTTATTAAATTTTGGTTGGTATGTTCTATCTTTAGGTTTAACTTTATTTTTTAATTCATTTTCATACACTCTATTCATAGAAGACATCATCCAGCCTTGAGGATCGGAAAAATTAGCTGCAATTTTATAGTTTTTAGGATCAGCTACTCTGCTTCTTATTTGGTTAACAAGGTTAGGGTATTTTTCACCGCTTAATCCATTTTTGTATTTTTTAAAATCCCACTTTTCTCCTTCAGGTAAATCAAAATTGTCTTTTACTTTTATTATTTCTTCTTTAGTTAAAGGTTTATATTCAGAACCTGTTTTAATATCTTTTTCTATTACTAAATTAGGAAATTTCTTTTTAATTTTAGTAGCATCATAATTTACATAACCAATGTCATTTAATATAAAATCTCGTAAAACAGATGATTTAATTTTTTTCTTTTTACCTATAAAATTTTTTAATTTTAAATCTCTTTCTTGTGCTAATTTACCTGACTCTGTTAAGTCTCTATTAGCTTCGTTATAAATTTTCATGTATTCTTTTTGACTTAATCCAGAACCATATGTTGGTTCTTGAATACCTGTTTTAAACGGTATTTTTTTCTTTTGATCTCTAAATTTTCTAGCTGCGTTTAAAGCCTCGGTTGCGTTTTTATATTTATCTTTACGAAAAGTTTTATTAAAAATTTGTGGACCTCTTTGAATGGCAACTTCGTAAGCGTTACCAGTTGGAGTTAATCTAATATTAGCTTCTACAGCATTGCCAGCATACCCTGGCCGTGATCCGTCGGCATTTGGTTGTACTAACTGGCCGTTTGCAAACATAGGTCTTGATTCTTGGACCGTGGAGCTTGGTTTGCCTTCATACATCTCTTGCATCTTATCAATGTAATCTAATATATTAGCCATTACTCACCTAACATTCTAGCGATACCGCCTGATGCTTTTTTAAGTGTTAAAGAATCCGGATCACCTACTTCTTCTAAAATCTCATCTATGCTATCTAGACCGTCTTCAGAATCTCTTAATTTACCATCAGCGTCTGGTCTTACTGTGTATTCATCATACTCAGGAGGAGGTTTTTTACCCTTAGTCAATTCATCTGCTTGACCAGGTTTATAAACTATATACTCATCTGATATTATACCATCTTGATCATAGAAAGATCCTTCGTTTCTTTTTTTAATTACAATTTCACCTGTTCCTAAATCTTCACTCATTTCATAATCTTTATATCTTTTAACAACTTGTCTGTCTTGAGTTGCAGCTTTTTGAGTTACGTCATCACCCATGAATTTAATTTTTTCTACTAATTTAAAAAAGTATGGTGGAGGATAATTTCCTGCAGATTTAACAGTTTCTGTTACAGCTTTTTTAGTTACTTCTTTACCACCCGTTGCAAATAATCCTGATTTAAGTCCCGCGATTCCTGCGCCAGTACCTAACATTGCTTTTAAAAATGCACGTTTGCCCATCTTAAAGTTTTGTCTTGCTGGTCCACCGTCTGCAAAGTTAGCAAGTCCACCATCAGCTCCATGTAATGCGTAACCTCTTTCTTGACTGGCTCTATTACTTCTACCTCTTGGGTTAGAAGAAATATCCGGACCTTTTGAAGAAAAATCTCTGTCACCACTTCTACCACTAACAATGTTTCTACCACGATCGCCACCAGGTCTAGTTGTAGTAGTAGGGCCTTTAGTTTTTATAGTACCCCCTTGAGGATATTTAGGTGGAGTTATTATTTTTTTAAATTTTTTTCCTGCTTCTTTTCTTAATCTATCTTTAATTAGAGCTTCTGCTATAGCTTTTTTAGAAAGTCCTGATTTTGATAAACCGATTGCGGGTCCTATTATTGATTTACCTAATGCAAAAATTTCAGGTAAACCTACAAATGCAGTCTGACCTTCTATGTCTGAAAAATCATATTCATCATCTTCTTCTGGATTAACTTTATCATAAATACTTTCACCTAATTGTGTACCTAAACTTTGTATACCTCCTTTAAGTGCACCTCCCATCATAGTTACAGGTTTTTGATTTAAAAATTCTCCTCCTAGACTCAACATATTTTTTCCAAAATCAATTGCTCCTTGAGGACTTAAACTAAATTCTCCTTGATAACCTTTTTTAGAATATTCTTTTGCAGCATCAATGGCATCATAAACAGGTCTTCCAGCAACATTACCTATGGCGCTTACTACAGATGTTAATGGGTTTGATGCTTTATTAACCATATCTTTTGCTGATGCAGCTGCATAATCAAATTGATTTTGTATTCCATATTTTTCAGGATTCCTTTGCATGTCTGCAACTACTTCATTATGTTCTGGTGTAAGACCTAAAACAGATAAACCGCTTTGATACCCAGGTCTCTCACCCAATAATCCTGCAACACCGCCATCTGCAAAATCTTCTGGATCTTCTGGTATATTTCTTTCAAAGATATGATCTTCTGTGTCTTGTAATATTTTTTTAGATTCTTCTGGTGTTAAATTTTTATATGCGCCTTTTCTGCCAATAACAGAATTTGCTTCTTTCATAGAGTCCATTGGATCCATAGCTTTTATATCTGCAATAATTTTATCTACATCTGTTTTTAATCTTTTGTTAGCATCTTGAAACATTTCTCGGTCTTGAACTTTTTTACTTTTCTTCATACCACGTGGACCTTTAGTAATAGTTCCATCTTTTATCATGTCATCTACTTCTTGTTTAAAACTTCTCTTTTGTGGAAAATCAACTACCTCACCTCGTTTACCAAACAATGCTTCTGTAATACCTCTACCCTCAGGACTATCTGCAGGGATTACTCTTTGCTTGTTTGCGTTTTTAATTATATTTAAATATTTTAAAATATCGTCTTCTGATCTTATAAACTGATCAAATTTTTCTAAAGGAAGACCACTATCTACAATAGTTTGTATCATTGCAGATGCTTCGCTTTCACTTGTCATCCTATTTGGAATAGTTATAATTCCTGATCCTTGATTTTTAGTTAAATTTTTTCTTGCTAATGAATGAAAAAATCTTAATGCAGCTGGTCCCATAATTAATAATAATTCCTTTTTCTAGGCACTGATTCTTCTTCTACATAATCCTCGGGGTGAGAGATAAAGCCTCCCTGCCTGAATCGCATAACAGCCATAGTCATAGAATCGACTAAGTCGTCATGATCACCATGTGGAAATGCTGCGCATTCTTCTATAACCTCTTCAGCGAAATTCTGTTCTGGCGCCCAGATCATTCCAGACTCGAAAAGAGGTGCACATGTGTTAACTCTTACATGTTTATCATTTCCTTTCGACGGTGTAAAGGTAGAAACTGGTATATCCATCTGTCTAAGTTCGTACGTCAAAGGTAGTCCAGATGCTTTAGCTTCAACAATAACTGTTTCAGGTTGCCAATATTTATACTGCTCTAAAGCTTTACGACGTAGTTCTGGAAACTCAAATCGTTCTTTAATGCAATCTAATAGTATTAAATTAGCAGGTGAGTCTTCGTTTGGATAGAACACACCCCAAGTAGTAATCGCACTAAAGTCAGCAGTTTCTTTTTTCATAAACGCTGTGTCATAAGATTGTATGACGTGATGTAGATCTGGTATCCAATCGTGTTTCCATTTACGCCACCATTCACGTTTTATAATTGCACCTTCTTCACTAGTTGGTTGTTGCATCCATTGTGCGTTCCATTTACCAACCGGTAGTGTTGCTTTAACTTTCTCTAATTCATCTAACTTCCAATACTCAGGCCACACAGGTTTTTGTTTATCAGGTCCGTGGTCCAAGATCGCTGGAAACTCGACCACGTGCCACTGGTCAGCTTTAGGTTCTTTTTGTTTTGATACCAACATACCTGTTAAATCTTTTGTAGACCATCGTGTCATTACACAAACAATTTTACCACCAGGTTGTAAACGTTGCCTAGGTCCTGACGTGTACCATTCATAAGCAGACTCCATCGCAGTTGAGGACATTGCATCTTGCTCAGAATGTGGGTCATCAATTATTAATAGGTCAGCACCCCGTCCGGTTATAGCACCGCCAACCCCTGCAGCAAAGTACTCGCCGCCTTGTGCTGTTTCCCACCTACCGGCAGCTTGAGAATCTTCTCTTAGTGTTGTGTCAAAAACTTTTCTATAGTCATCACTATCAATTAATGTCTTAGCCTTACGACCAAAACGAACTGCAAGTTCTCCTGTGTGCGTTGCTTGAATGATCTTTAATTTTGGATTACGGCCCACCATCCACGCTGGTAACAAGAAAGATGCAAACTCTGATTTAGTATGACGTGGAGGCATGTTGACAATCAGTCGGTTTATTTTACCGGTTGCAAGTTCATTAAATTTTTTTGCAATATGTCTATGGTGCGCGCCTTCAACAAACTCGGGCCACACACATTTTACAAAACTTAAAAAATCTTCTTTCGCTCTGTTTCTAATTTTTTTTTCAGCGTACATGACTTGTAGCTGTTTAAATTGTTTTCTGACGTCTGAAGGTAGTTTACTAACGTCTACGTTATTTAATTCCATAAAAATTTTTTATAATTTTTTTGCACCTTTATAGATGTTTAAAATGAATTTAGCACCATTAAGTCTCTAAATCAAGCAATACAACCTAAAGTAGTGGGACCCCTTTTATATATAAGGGTATTGGGGGTCCTTGTCCCGTGCTACGTTGGGATTGGGTCTGGTACCTCTATTGATATGTAGGTGGGTGAGTGTGTGTCCTACAGGACACACACTTGTTTGTGTATTAGTCTAGTAGAACCATGTATGCCTCAGCATTGTGTTCTCTGAAGTATTCTAAGTCTGCTCTAACTTTGTTCCAAAGCTTTGAGTCGCCTGCTGATTTACCTGGCTCTTTGTCTTCTAGTGTAGCTGCTAACTCATTCATGAATATTCTATCATGAATGATAGACTCATCTTTAGTTAACATAATAGATTGACCTGTAAATCTATTCTTTCTTTCTTCGGTCTTATTGTCTTTTAGTTCCATGCTGCCTCCATAACGCCACCGTTGGTAGCTTTGTTAAGTGCCTCCAGATATTCTGTCTCTGTAAGCTTAAGAACTTCTAAACAGAATAAATGTTTATCACCTTGGAAACCTGGCGCTCTCAAATAATCTGGCACCTGGTTCAATAGTTCTTGACGCTTTGCGCCACCTGGTAAGTATTCTGCTTTAATTGTTTTGTTCATGTTATTTCTCCTGTATTTGTTATAGGATTATCCTAGTCTATAAGCTGTCCATTGTCAACCCTTTGAATAGAATATTCTGGACCCCACCTAGACTCATCATTCTTAACCTTGGCATAACCTTGGCTCTCTCGTCTGTGTCT